ATGGGGTTTTTAATGCAGGGGGCATTGATCTGGACTGACGAATCCATTTATGTAGCAGATTGGCATTGATCTGATGTTGCATTGCTACCTTGGCCACTGATGTATCTGGCTGCTGGCATTGCTGAATAAGTTGATGTTTAAATTCAGCTGTGAAGGTTCGACGGGGCTTTTTTAGCGTTGGTGCACTGTCTATAACTGTCTTTAAATCCATAAATAGGTGTCCACTTAAATTTAAGTGGACACTATCGCGGTATTAATGAGTTAGAAAAAGTGGGGTTCAGCGGACGCTTACGATATTCTTGGTTATAGTTGGGATACATCGAAAGGTGAAAATCCTGACCTTACATTACTTGGTTCAAGCGCTAACTGGATCAAATATGCAACCAGCAACAAAATGACAGCAGGTACCTTACTTGATTTATCGGGTACAGCGACAACTGGTTAAAACCTAAAAATTAAAACCTAAGGGGGCTAATAAGCCCTCTTTTTTATTATTAAGAGAAAAGCGCCATGAAGATTATCTATACACGCATTGCAGCAGCGGCTGCATTAGAGACAGGCATTATTGCTAACCCTGACTATTATGAAAACCCAAATTTGAAAGCAAAAGAGGTAATTATTTACGGTAATTATCCAAAGATTCAAGAGGATTATGAATCTTTGGAAGTTCCAGTTGAAGTTCGTAAGTTGGAAGAGCCACAAAAAACGACTTTGGCCACAGTAAATGTCGCAGTGGGAATTACCCCTGAACTTCAAGCTGTGATGGATGATGCAAAAGCTGAATGTGAAAAGGTAGTTGAAGAAAATACTCAGCTTAAGCAGAAAATTGAAATCTTAGAACAGGCCAAAGGTAATAGTTCGGAATTACTTTCTGAAAATTCACGTTTAAAAGATGCGGTGGTACTGGCAGACAAAGCGGCCAAAACAGCTGAAGTACAATTGGTAAGCATCCAATCTGAATTTGAAGCTTTTAAAAACGATATTCCTGCAATGCAGGCACGTATTGCTGAATTGGAAGCTGGAAAAGCGGAAGAAAATCCAGCTACAGAAACGGCAGCTAATGATTTTGAAAATTGGTCAAATGATCAATTAAAAGAGTATTTGGCTAGTGAGAACATTGGCTACAAGCCATCTGCAACAAAAGCAGAACTCCTTAAATTGATCCCAAAGGAATAATGCAATGAGCTTTATTACTGTAGATGACGCAAATTCAATTTTGGGCAGCGATTTTGCACCAGACAGTGATAAAGCTCGTCTGGTAAAGCTGGCTAATGTATGGATGAAAAACAGAATTGGTTTTATACCAGATCCTATTGATCCACTTCTTAAGGACGCGGCTTGTGAAATTATCAAAGGAATTCTGGCCAAAGTAATTTATAACGGCAAAGACCAGCAGTTGAAGCGTAAGAAAGTTAAAGCTGATTCTGTTGAGTCAGAAAAGGAATACCAAGACGGATCTGAAGCAATTTCTAGCTTTGAACAGATAGCAATTGATTTTATTGATTCACTTGATTTGAAAGATCCAAATGCAAGTTTTAATGGCTTTGGCATACCTCTTTACAGGGCATGATATGGGCTTACGTGACGAAATTCAGGCAGAGATTGCTGAAGCATTTAATGATGATTTAGCGGACGCCGTTCATATTTTTACTTGTGAGAGGATCTCAAAAACTAACTGGGATCCTAAAACTGAAACGTATGTTGAAGTTAAAGAAAACTATTCCGGCCGTGGTGTTCTGTTTGGCTCTTACAGTCAATATGAGATCCAAACACTTGGAGTATTGGCAACGGATAAGAAGGCGACCGTGCTTCAAAATGAAGTAACTATGACTCCAAAAATTGATGATGAGTGGGAAACTGTCCTAGGTTCATTTAGAGTTATTAATATTCAGCAAGATCCTGCCAGTACAATCTGGAAATGTCAGCTTCGAAAAGTGTAGGGGCTAAAATGGTTAATCCTGATTATGTTCCTGAATGGTATATCTCGCCTTTTCAACATGTGCAGTACACGCTTGCTCGAAATCAACTACACATGGATTTGTTATTTGAAGATATGGATAAGGCCGATCAATTTTTGGATATGGGAGCGGATGCGCAAGTTAGTACTTTTTCTGATGGCGCATATGCAATCGTCCAAATTGGTGATACGGCGGATAAAGACCGAATTCAAGTTTATGGATTGCTTTTACATGAAGCTGTTCATGTCTGGCAAAAGATTAAAAAGCTCATGGGTGAACGAGAACCGAGCTCTGAGTTTGAAGCTTATTCAATTCAGGCGATCGCTCAGGATCTTTTTAAGATGTATGAGGAAAGCGAGGTTAAAAGTCATGGGGTGGAAGGGGAAAAAGCCGACTAGTTTTAGTCTTGATGTGTCTAAAGCGGCAGAAGACCATGTGAAGAATATTGTCATGGATACTGTGCAATCCTTAGTTAATTTAAGTCCCGTCGATACTGGAGCATACCGTGCTTCACATATTGTTTCGGTTGGATCTGGTGACTATGACATACGTGTACCTGAAACTAACCCAATTCAAGATGCTGCTATTCAAGCTGTAAAGATTAAATTGGGCAATTTGGTCTACATACAGAATAACCAGCCTTATGCTGAGCGCTTAGAAAACGGCTGGTCTGATCAAGCGCCACAAGGTATTTATGGCCTCACTTTTAATTTTATTTCTCAAAAGTACGGTGGCTAAAATGGCAATGACTTTAGAGCAGACTAGGCAAGCTATTATTGATCGCATGCAAAGCTTTACAGGTATTGCTCAGGAACGGATTCAGTATCCAAATGCACCAGGCTTTACTGTACCAACAAAAGGTGTATGGTGCCGCTTAACGATTGCAGGCGGTCCGAGTTTTACTTCAGGTATTGCAGATAAGCCATGTACTCGCCGTACCGGTAATATCATGGTTCAATGCTTTGCACGTCCCAATTCAGGAATAATTGAAATCACAAAATTGAGTGATGCATTACTTGCTCATTTTGAATATTTCACAATCGAACACTTAGAATGTTTGAATGGCCAATCTATTTATGCGGGTAAAGATGCTGACTTCATTCAATACAATGTATCAATAAGTTTTTTAGTTAACTAAAGCACATAACAAACCAATCTTTCACTACCACCTCATCGGTGGTTTTTTTATGTCTAAAGGAAACACTTATGAGCAATCATGTTTTTAAGCGTGGTGACACATTCAACTTAAATTTGCAGCTAGTTGATACGGATGATGCACTGCAATATCCAGCCAATGATGTACGTCGAGCAATCGATTTAACGGGGTATACCTTTACTTCGCAAGTTAAAACTCTGGACGGAACCGCCGTAGCAACGTTGACTTGTGCAGCGTTAAGTCAAAGCACTCAGAAAGGCTGGCTCAATATTAAATCAGGAACAAGCACTGCAACTTGGCCTTTAGGGCTGTGTCAGATGGATATTAAAGCTGTAGTTAGTGGTACTACGCAGCACACTGAGACTCTGACTTTTCAGGTAATTGATGGGGTAACTGCATAATGGCAAATCTAGTCTTTAAATATTCTTGGGATCATCGGCCTTATCCCTATAACTCAGCTCAAGGTAAGCGGCAATTTATGCTGCCTTTTGCTTCGGGTATTCCAAATTTGACACCCGATATATCTCAAGTACAAGGAGCAGGTACAGCAGCGCAAGGTACATTAACCATTGCTCGTGATGACTCTACACCTGGACGAGTACTTAAAGTTGGAGATTTCGGACTTGGTACGTCTATATTGCATTCTGAAGGAAAGATCTTATATAAAACTGGATTTCAGGGTTTAGCTGGCAGTGTGACAGGCTTAAGCTTTCCACTTCAATGTGTTGTGTTCGGTTGGAGTAATTTAGTATCTGTACTAGGGATTAGTGCTGCGACTAAAAGAATGTTTTTCAATAATATTCCAATCAATGTTGACCCTCAGATTCTTAATTCAGACTGGATTGAAGTTCGAACAACAGCAAATACTACGGTTGATGCAAATGGTTTTGTTAAATCAGCCTCACCAATTGTTAAACTTTTTGCAGGATCTATTGAATTAAATGATTCAGCAAAAAAACAACCAGTCGAATTTGAAAAGATTGATGTGGGTAATTACTTACTCAAAGGGTCATTAGGTTTTGCTCAGGAAGGTTGGTATATCGAAGTACCTAAGGATGCCAACGGTAATACGGTAGTAGCAGTTGAATATTCAACCTTAGAAAATGGTGATCTTTCTATTAAAACTTATAAACGTAAGTTTGATATTGAAAAAGCTGCCATTGTTGCTGATCACGACAATCCGCTAGATATTCCTGAAGGCCGCTGGATTGATATCCGTTTACATGAAGAGCCTGAACCCGTGCCTGAAGAAATATTGAGTGAAACACCAGTTGAGTTCCAGCCTACTAACTTATCTCAGGCAGTAGCTGCAGCCATGAATGGCGTGGAACCGCCAGAAATCTCAGACACAGACGAAACACTTTAATAACCCGCTTAAAAAGCGGGTTTTTTATTGCCTAAATTTTGGAGAACCATAAATGAGTTCAGGCGCAAAAATTCGATTATATGCTTGTGAAGAAGCAGTTTTAGGAACAACTCCAGCAAACCCGATCTGGTACACAGTTCGCCGTGTAAGTGATGGCTTATCAGAAAACGTATCTACTGAAGAAAGCAGTGAAGTAGTGGATTCACGCTATCGACAAGGCGGGGTAGTTACTGAAGCCGAAGTGGCAGGGCAGTTAGAGTTTGAATTATCACTTGGTACCTTTGATTTGTTCTTAAGTGCTTTAGCATTCAATAACTGGGCGACAAACAGTTTAACAATTGGCGGTGCTGTTCGAAAATCATTAACGTTAGTTAAAGTTTTTGAAGATATTGGGCAGGTGTTTATTTACCGTGGAGTTCAGGTCAATTCTGGTGAAATTACTATCCAGACTACAGGAAAGATCACTGGTAACTTTGGTCTTGTAGGTAGCTCATTTACTAGACAGCAAGTCAACCCTGTTGTAAATCCGGTTGCAGCTTCAACACGTCCACTGGTCAGTATGCCAAACGTGGAAAACTTGCTTGTAAACGGCCAGTCAATTCAGGGTAAAGCGTGTCTACAGTCTCTTACCATTTCTATCAATAACAACCTTGAAGCAATCCGTTGTATCGGTTCGGGTAAGTACACACCAGAGTTCTATATTGAAAAGATGATGGATATCGAAGCGAATGCTTCATTTATGTTCTCGTCAACTTCAGCAGGGTGGATTGATGCCATTAAAACACGTGATGTATTTACACTGACCTTTGATATTAAAGATAGTAAAGGTAGTAAATATTCGTTCAACTTCCCGCAATTGGAAGTCATGGAAGCCAATCACCCGGATGGTGGTGGTGATGACATCATTACTGTAGATATCAACTTTGCCCAAGTTCGTACAGCGCCAACAATTGTACGCGCTCTTGTGTAATCAACTTATTCAGTAACAAAGCCTATGGAATCCCATGGGCTTTTTTATTTCTAAAAATTAGAGGTTGCTATGGCTTTAAAAGTCGGAATTATTAAAAGCTCGGACGTATCAAAATGGTGTGAATACAAGGGGGCTGATGGCGAAGTACAGGCAGAGTTCAAAGTCCGTGGTATCGCTTATAAGCCTTTTCAGGTAGCTATTGAACGAGCAGGAAATCAGATCTCGTCTAAAGGCTATGATGTGATGGTCAAAGATGAAGATGCCAAGCTTTATCACGAGTTGTTAATGGATGCATGTGCTGCCCATTTAATTGAAGACTGGAAAGGTGTGGTATTTGCCGAAATCGTAGACGGTAAAACTGTTGAGTCTGAAAAGCCATATACCCCTGAGAATGCCTCAAAGCTTCTTAATCTTGGTGATATTGGTATTTCGATCTGGCTATTTATTAAAGAACAGGCCCAGAAGATTCAGGAAGAAGCCGATAAGGATAAGGCTTTAATTCTGGGAAAGTCATCGAGCTCTATAAGTACCAAAAGACCTATGCGTCAAAAACGCCGCACGAAATCGAACAAATCAAGTTCTTAGGCGGCCGTATTCCGGATCCGCCAGAATATTCGTATGCGGCTGACTCTATTCTTTCGGCATTTAGTACTATTGCCAGATCCAGACGATATGAGCAGGGTATCCCTTTATCTTTAGATCAGCAGGCAATCAATGTCTATGCAGAGCATAATGATTTGCCAGTGGCTGCTCATATTTTTAATGACTGTATTTTTGCGTTGGATAACTTGTTTTTAGATGAAGCCCATAAAAAAATAAATTCCAAGTCCTCAAAAAAGTAACCCTAGAGTTATTTACATATAATAACTCTAGGGTTATTATTATCTCATCAAGTTAATAAGGGATTGGTGTGAAAAGTCTGGATTTAATCAAAATGATTGAAGCAGATAGTTGGTATGAGGTTAGGGTTTCAGGAAGTCATCATCACGTTAAACACCCAACCAAAAAGGGGTTAGTTACAATCCCACATCCTAAAAAGGATTTACCAAACGGAACTGTTAAAAGCATTTTGAAACAAGCGGGTCTAAATTGACCCGCTGTTTCCCGACTTTAAATACTATATCCCTTACAACTAATCATAACGCAGTGGGCGATATGTTTATGCCAAGGGCATGGAGTGTTGAGATGTTATATCCAATTGCAATTGAACGAGGATCAGATACTGAGGCATTTGGTGTCACTGTTCCTGATATTCCAGGTTGTTTTAGTGCTGGTGACACACTTGAAGAAGCTATTGAGAATGTTAAAGAAGCTATTTCAGGCCATTTAGAAATATTGGCTGAAGATGGTGAGGAAATCCCATTAGCTTCCGAACTAGTTAAATTTGTCGATGATCCTGAATATAAAGGAATGATCTGGGCGGTTACCGAAGTTGATGTTAGTCGTTATCTGGGTAAACCAGAAAAAATCAATGTTACTTTACCAAGCCGTTTGATTCGTAAAATTGATGAGAATGTAGGTAAAGGTAAGAGATATACTACTCGATCGGCTTTCTTGGCTGCTGGTGCTGAAAAACTTTTACATGCATAGCCTGATTTAAAAGACCACCTTCGGGTGGTCTTGCTTTATGTGACATTTAGTAACCAGTTTGTTAAAGTTAAAACAATTTATAACAAATGGTGAAAATTCATGAAAAAATTATTGGCTGCGGGTCTATTAAGTCTTGGATTAGTGGGGTGCGCTACAACATCTGGGTTGGCACCTAAAGTAACTACAAGTGGATTTGATGGATCAAAAAGAGTTTTTATTGATGGGCATAGTGTTGCATGTGATCAAATGGTTTGTCCTTTAATAGGCGCGATTTGGTTAAGCAATAACCCGAATCTTGTAGGGTTAAAGATATCAGTTATAAATTCAATCGTTTCTATAAACTCTGTTGATTTGAATATTGATGGAGAAATAATCAAATTAAGAGAAAACACTTTAACGGATTTTTCAACTGGTACTTTATTGGAGTCTAGCAAAGTATTTGTTACTGATTTAACCGTAGTGGATAAAATTCTTAATTCAAAAAGAGCTTGGATTCGAGTTAATACTAGCAAGGGACTAATCGAAAATCCGATTATTGATGGTTCTAAGGATAGTAAGGCTTACCACGCATTAAAACGCTTTAAAGATCAAGTAAATACTGTTAAGTAAAGCTTTGAAGTAAGTAAAAGAAATGAAACCCGCGCAAGCGGGTTTTTTATTGCCTAGAGGAAAGTAAAGATGGCACAAGAATCCCGTTTGGTCATTGTTATTGATTCGCAAAATGCTGAACGTAATGCGCGTAATCTAGGCAATGAATGGCTTTGTTGCACAAAGATTTAAAAGTTAAGACTTCTCATATCTACTCAAATTTAAGTGACAACTCGGGTATGTGGTCTGCCTAAGTCCGTAAATTTATTTAATACTGCCATACGTGCATGAATCTCATTGACTTGGCTTTGAAAATTTCTCGCACTGAGTTTATCCCCTAATAATTTGATGCAATGCATCTTGGTTTCAACCAAACTTCGCCGATGATAGCCTGACCATTTCTTCCAAATAGTTCTTCCTAAACGTTTAACTGTTCGAAGCAACTCATTGCGTTCTAGCGAGCCCATCTTTTTATCTTTCCATGGCTTCGCATTTTTTCT